TGCCTTAACAGATTCATTATACTTGGGCGTGATTTTCCCAATAGTGTCGGGTTCTAGCACAACGGCAATCACCCATGCTTCCAGACAATTGGCATTTGAAGACGGCGCAACTAGATATAATCCTGCCACTGGTTGGGTTTTTGGTCAAGATTTAGGCGGCGAGGCTGCCAAAGCCACATACGATTATACTGCAATGCCAAAATTGTTTAAATTCCACGGACTAGATCATGGCGAGTGGGCACAAAACAATCTTAAAATTTCTATTACTAATGTTAAATATTCGCAAGACCAATTTAACAAATATGGAAGTTTTGATGTTTTAGTAAGGCGATCTAATGACACTGATCAGGCACCAATAGTATTAGAGAGGTTTAGTAATTGTAATTTGGATCAAAACTCTTTAGATTTTGTAGCTAGAAAAATTGGAGATCAATTTGTTCAATTTGACTCAACTACGAGAAGACTTCAAACTCGCGGAGATTACACGAACAATTCAAAGTACATTAGAGTTGAAATGTATTCTGAGAACCCTGTCAACGAAGAACTGCTTCCGTTTGGTGTTTATGGGCCACTGAAATACAAAGATTTTAGCTTTGATAGCGTCACCAATGCCGGCGCAGTTATTCAAGGAAATACTTTTGCCCTTGGTGCCAGACAGATTTTGGCCACCGATGTAGACGCCGCGAGCACCAGCCTTATTATTACTAGCTCACTCAGCGGTGATGCCACCGAAGACCAGCCCTTCATTAAACTCCTGTACCCTTCGCACGAGTTGAGAATTTCCGCTTCTCAAGATGGTATTTCTGAGCCAACGGATGCTTATTGGGGTGTGTGGACAGGAAAGTCAGAATCAAACAGCAAATTTAATGCTGGGTACTATGATCTGAACAGAAACAAGTCCGATGGTATCGGAAGTCAATATAACGCTGGAACACAAACGGAACATCAGTTTATTTTTAGTCTTGATGAGGTCGTTCAAACTGGTAGCAATAGTGCTACCTATTACTGGGCATCCGGCTCGCGTGTCGCCGGCGATGCGCTGTCATCAAAAACTGCAGGCAATACTTACAAGAATGTTCTAGATGCAAACATAAACAAGTTCACAATGCCACTAGCAGGCGGCTCTGATGGTTTAAACATCACAGAAAAAGACCCGTTTAGAAACACTTTGTTAGAAAGCAAAACAGAAACAACAAACTATGCCTATAACTCTGTAAAAGAAGCAATCGACATTGTGAGAGACCCTGAGTTTGTTGAGTACAATTTAGTTTCGATCCCCGGCTTAACCAACGAACAATTAACTACTCATTTAATAGAGACTTGTGAGGCCCGAGCCGACGCACTGGCCGTTATTGATCTTAAGGGAGATTTTGCCCCCGCTCACGAAGGGACTACAAAAACGTATCCAACTGTGAGCACGGTCGTCACTAATTTGAAAAATCGTGGCCTTAACTCAAGCTATGGCTGTGCCTTCTATCCGTTTGTGCAGGCAAGAGATACATTGGCTGGTAACATAATATACATGCCACCATCCGTCCCCGCAATCGGCGCAATGTCATATACAGATCGCATCCGCGCCCCTTGGTTTGCCCCAGCAGGCTTCAATCGTGGTGGACTATCAACTGGCTTGGCAGGACTACCCGTTATCAATGTAACGCAAAAACTGACTTCGCAAGATCGTGATGATTTATATGATGCAAATATTAATCCAATTGCGAGCTTCCCGAATGAGGGGATCGTAATCTTTGGCCAAAAGACGTTGCAAGTTACAAGAAGCGCCTTGGATAGAATTAACGTTCGAAGATTGTTAATATTTATCAAGAAGGGTATTTCAAACATTGCATCTAACATTCTGTTTGAACCAAATGTTAGGGCCACATGGTCCAGATTTATTGGTCAAGCGGAGCCTTTCTTAGCAGACGTAAAGGCAAGATTTGGCTTAGATGATTATAAATTGGTGTTAGATGAAACAACGACTACGCCAGACCTAATTGATCGCAACATCTTGTATGCTAAGGTATACCTGAAGCCAACGAGAGCGATTGAGTTTGTTGCGGTTGATTTTATCATTACCAACACGGGTGCATCTTTTGAGGATTAAAACTATTTATAGAAGATTAGGAGAAATGTAGATGGCCATTAATAAAGCAACACCGATTCCACCATGGGCATCAGTTAAACTTGAGCCGAAAAGAGCTTTTAAATTTATTTTGACGCTTGGTGATATTCCGGCATGGGTTGTCACTGATTGTGACCGCCCAAGTCCAAATTTTACAGCGCAAGTAAACCATGAGTTTTTGGGGCATCAGTTCAAATATCCCGGCAAAGTTCAATGGGGCGATGTTAAGATGACTCTTGTTGAGCCTATTGACCCGGACATTTCAGGTGTTTTTCTAGATGCTATCGTAAAGGCCGGTTATAACCCACCCTCAACGTGGACAGCGGATAACGAAGGTTGGCGCACAACCCTCTCAAAAGAAAAATTTGTTGATGGCAATTTTGGTGATATTGCGATTAAAGTATTAGACTCAGAGGGCAATGTTGTCGAGAGATGGACTTTGCGTAACCCATTCATTAATGGGGTGACCTTCTCTAATCTAAGCTATGGTGATAGCAAGATTAATACGATTGCTCTTACCTTTAGTTATGATTATGCTGATTTATCGATTTTTGAACAGAACCAAAACACAACAGTAGCATAATTATATAGATGGGTTCAACTAAAGAAATAAATCAACGGAGTAATCTACGAAACCAAGTCGAAAGAAACGAGCGATCTGGTTTTGTAGGTGATCCATATTTCAATGCAGCAAGAAAGTCTATTCAATCTGGCTTTCGTTTTTTATTGAGAGTTCGTGGCGTCCCTTTCGCGCTAGTGTCCGAAGTTAGTCGTCCAACCCCGGCATTTGGAGGAACTAAAGAATTCCAACTTTTAAATTGGAAATTTAAATATCCTTCGGGTGTTGTTTCTTGGAATGACGTAAGCTTCACTTTGCGGGAGATATACGATAATAGTGTTATTGATTCTATATCCGGCATTCTAATGAAAAAATATAAATTGGTGGGTCACGACAACCCACTTCAAATTGACCCATTCAATTTAAAAGATATGAGCAAATCTTCCTTAATGGCTTCGCTTGGAGATGTTAGAATAGATATAATAGACCCAGAAGGCGATGTTTATGAGCAGTGGAGATTGTATGGCGCATTTGTCAGTAGTATTAATTTTTCAGGGCTTAATTACTCAGCCACTGGCCTTTTGGGCAGCACAATGTCTATAAGTTATGACTGGGCAACACTAACTTATACGAACGACAATGGTGTTAGTAAAACTTATTAATAAGAGGTAGTAATGAAACAATTTGATATGAGTGAATTAAATCACTCTAATGAGTATAATGGTATGACACATTATGTTGATTTACCAACAAAGGGGCTTTTTTATTCTAAGGAACACCCCCTCCATGGTGAAGAAGCAATTGAGATTAAAATGTTAACAACTAAGGAAGAGGAGGTACTTAGCAACCCCTCTTATATTGACAAGGGCATTGTATTAGAAAAGTTTTTAGAAAGTATAATTGTTAACAAAAATATCAATTACCAAATGCTACATGATTCAGATCAAATGGCAATTTTGTTAGCTTCTAGGATCGAAGCATACGACAAAGATTATCCCGTAGCTATCCAATGTGTTGGTTGTGGTGAAGAATATGCCACAGATATTGATATTTTGGAAATGTCCAAAAACGTAGTACAAAATGATGTGGAAACGACCGGCGCAGGCACCTCTATCATAGAGTTGCCAAAATCGAAAAAGGTTGTCGAGTTTAAGGTTTTATTGCCCTATGAGGTAAAGTCAATAGAAACGACTGTAGAGAGAATGAAAAAAACCGGCATCAAAACAAACTTTACTAATGAGTTCTATCAGAGAGTAATAGTGAGTATTGATGGGGAGGTGGATGCCGAAAAGGCATCAACGTTTGTTAAAAACATGTTTCTTAAAGAC